CAATGAATATATTAAATCAATAGATGTTACGGCAAATAAAAAACAAAAGGCGTTTGACTTAAAAAGTATTGAATCAAACTATAGTAATATAGATGAATTATTTGCAATTTTTGAACCAACCATTTTGGATGAGTTTGAAACTATGTTTTTAAATTTCTGTAATCCCAACCAAACTGTAAGTGATTTAATTTTAAAAGGTGAAAACACAACGGCAACGATCACAAATAAGGCTGAAGTTAAAAACCTTACAAGTAAAAGTTTAATGGAACAAATTAAATCATTGTTGCTATTACCAATTGAATCTGCAACATTAGATGATGTCAATCCCATTAATAATGGTAAAATATTGGCTGAAGCTCAAATTAAAAACTTCGGAACCAAAGTAACCGAATTTTTAAATTTTGATTGTATTTTAAAAATGGGTAACCCATCAAATTTTAATAGGAAATCTTTTAATTATTTCACAGATAATGCGAATTTTAAACCTGTTGGTGGTGTAACTATAAGTCCATATATAAAAGGCACATTACCGGGTGATGGTACGAATATAACATTATTACAAAGTAATACATTAAACACATTTAATGTTGATGCTTGGAAGTCTTTAAAAATTTATGTTGGTGATTTTGAAATTGATAAATTAAAATACACAGATACCGGCTCAACAATAACTGACTTTTTTATTGATAATAATGTTGAGTTTACAAAAAGTAATATTGAAACATTATATCCACTTATACGTTTATATGCGACACAAAAATTAAAAGATAACACATTAAACAAAACAAAATTTAGTACATTAATCAATGACTATGTAACAACACAAAACGTATTTAATGGTGATGTTTTAACAGGTACAATTTCTTATTTAAATAAAAAATTACCAGACGGTGAAATAAAGTTACAACAAATTAATAGTGCAACATCGGGTAACGTTTCAAAGTTAGAACATTACACAACATTTAAAACATTGAATGATAAATGGATTGCTGGTACTGATTTTTTAAATAGAACTTTATTTGAAGATTTTTTATTTTTAGATAGAGCAAATAGGGATATTGGTAACATATTTACTATTGATTTAAAAAAGATTGTTGAAACCATAGAATCAAACCCTAATTTGAATTATTACGCACTAATAGGTGATATTTTTAGGGATAATAATTTTATATTTTTTGCAATGCCTGCTTACATTAACTTTTATGGGTTACAAGAGTCAGTAAGTAATGGTAAACCCGTACCTGTCGAAGTACCTAATAGTTTATTTGGGACTTATTTAGATGTTGATTACTTAGATTCAAGACCAAAATTTGTGGGTATTTATGTTGGTAAAACATCTGAATTTGTTTCAACAGACGCAAAATTTGTTAAATATAGAGACGATGCCTTTGATTTAAGGAAGACCGATAACCCATTAAGAACTTCTGATGGTGAAGGTACTGACTTCTCTAAAAAAAATAAAGTAGTTGGTTTCTCAGTTGATTATGGTACACAGAATCAAAACATCTTTAAAAGTGTATCTATGGATATGTCTGAAAAGAAGAACACTGCGGAATCTTTTATGTTAAATTCACAAATAGCAGAATCTGCTTCAGGTAATAAAGTAGCACAACAAACAGCATCATTGTATAGTGTATATAAATCTAGATCATACACGTGTAAGGTTGATTGTATGGGTTGTGCCACAATACAACCGACTATGTATTTTAATCTAAGACACGTACCATTATTTTATGGGCCTTATTGGATTAAAGATGTGTCACATTCAGTATCGTCGGGTAAGTTTGACACATCCTTTACTGGTATTAGAATGCCACTTTATTCACTTCCAATGCCAAATAGTTTATTGGATAGTGCAAATACTAATTATTTACAATATTACAAAGAAATACTTTATAAAGGTATTTCACAAAGTGATGTTAATAACACCACAAATAAAGATGTTGTGGGTAATAGTGCATCAGGGGGACTACAAGGAAATAATGAAACTTGTCAAAAACAAACATTATTCCCTGATAAACCATTTGTTGATATGGTTACCACATTTATAACATTTAATGAATTAAAAGATAAAATTAATAACGTAATAAATGAATCAATATTAAAGGTATTGTATTATGGTATTGTTAGTACAAAATTTTTAAATGAATTAAAAAGTAACGTGATATCATCACCAAATAATAACATTTATAATATTAGTGCGACTTATCAATTAAACCAAAATGTTTCGGATACTATACAAAATCAAATTTGTGTAACTACTGCGTTATATAACCAAGAAAAGCCTTATCCTTATTTTGATTTTACAAATGTAGAATCTTGTTTGGATGTTTACAATACGATAGTATCACCATTTTTACCTATTATAAATGATTTGATAAGTAGTAGTTCTTTAAGTGAACAATCAGATAAAATTTCTTATGCATGTGCAATATTTACTTTATTTTGGGATCAGGCAAGGTATGTGGAACTTAATGGTTCAAATGTGACTGGTACATATAATACATTACCGTCAACAAAAGATGATTTTATTAATAGATTTAATGACAAATATAGTAAAGATACTAAATTTACTAGTGATTATGATAATTATGTTAAAATTTATAAAGACGCGATAAATGCATTTTCGTCTTAATAGTATATTTATATATAAAGTAAAGTTATGGATATTAAAAAATTATTGGATAATTATTTGAGTAAGGATACTCGTATTACCGAAAAGCAAGGACAACCAGGATATAAGGAAGTTTGTGATTTAGATACTGGTAGTTGTTATACTATTAGAATGAAGGACGGACTTATTGAACGTGTGGATAATACTATGATAACAAACAAAACATTAAGAGTTGAAACACCCACAGGTGTAAAGACATTATTAAATGGTTAAAAAATTATTTTAAAATGAGTTTAGATAAAAAAATATTAGAAGAGTTAAAAAGATTTAATGATATAAATCGTTATGTTTTAAAAGAACAAGGTGAATTACCACCAGCAGATGATGCATCGGCATTGGCACCACCGGCAGATGTGCCACCGGCACCTACTGACGCACCTGCAGAAACTACACCACCAGCGACAGATGCTCCACCAGCACCTACTGAAGTTCCTGAACCTATTGATGTGGCATCAGATCCTGATGTTGAAGAAGTTGGTAAAGAAGAACCAAAAGCAGATGAAGAAGGTGAAGAAATAGATATTACAGATTTGGTAACCACACAACAAGAAATTAAAGATAAACAAGATACTTATATGGATGACATCTTTAAAAGATTGGATGATTTACAATCCAAACTTGATAATATGGATGATATAATGACTAAAATAAGTAATCTTGAACATAAAATAGACAGGTATCGTTCAAAAACACCTGAAGAAAAGTTAATGTTAAGATCATTAGATTCATATCCATATAATCAAAAATTAACTGATTTTTTTGATGATAAAAAAGAAGAAATGGAAGAAACAGGTAAAAATGAATATATCTTAACAACTGACGAAGTGGAGAACTTTTCACCAAATGAAATTAAAAAGACGTTCAATATATACGACGACGAAGAAGATAAAATGTAAATTATAAAAAGGTGTCATAACGACACCTTTTTTATTTGATACGATTTGACATTTAGGGTTTATTACTTATAATTAATCTAAGATAAAAGAGTAATAAATTTTTAAAAAACAAAATTATGTCAAATTCATTAGATGCCGTATTATCACAATACGAAAAGAACACGCAACCGACAAGTTCACAAAAAACAAACATTAACCAAGAGGACAGACTTAAGAAATACTTTTCTGCTGTTTTACAAAAAAACGAAAAGTCAGCACAAAAAAGGATTAGAATTTTACCAACAAAAGATGGTACGTCACCATTCGTTGAAGTTTGGTATCACGAAATCCAAGTTAATGGACAATGGGTTAAACTTTATGATCCAGATAAAAATGATAACCAACGTTCACCACTTACTGAAGTTTACAATGAACTAATGTCCACAGGTAAAAAAGAAGATAAGGAATTGGCTTTACAATACAGATCAAGGTTATTTTACATTGTAAAAGTAATTGACAGAGATAACGAACAAGATGGTGTTAAATTCTGGCGTTTTAAACATAACTATAAACAAGAAGGTGTGTTAGATAAAATCCTTCCAATTTGGAAAGCAAAAGGAAATGTTACTGATCCTGAAAACGGAAGGGATTTAATTATTGAATTAACCAAAGCAAAAACACCACAAGGTAAAGAGTACACAGTAATCCAAACAATTATGTATGATGATCCATCACCACTTCACGAAGATACAGGAATTAAAGAAGGGTGGGTACAAGATGAATTAACTTGGAATGATGTATATTCAAAAAAACCTGTTGAGTATTTAGAAGCAGTTGCATTAGGTGAAACACCAATGTGGAATTCAGAACTAAAAAAATATGTTTATGGTGATGAAGCAGAAATTCAATTAGGTGGTACAAAAAAAGAAGAAGTGAAAGTTCTTGATCCACAAGCCAATGATGAACCATCTGAAGATTTACCTTTTTAAATAATTAAATGATATGAATAAAATTGCACAAAAAATGTATGAAGCTCTGACCTTGAAATATAGGTCAGAGATGGCAGAAGCCGAAGCAACCCTTTTGGTTTATTTTAATAATCCTGTTGGTATTGGGGAACATCCACAACATTTAGAAGAAATGGATAAGTTTTTAGATAAGATGACAAATGCTAAAGACAAACTTGAAATGTTGGAAACTGTTTATAAATACAATGTTAAAACAGAAACTGATTTTAAAATTACCGAGGATATGTTAAAATTATTAAACGAACAAAAAACTAACGAAGATGGCAATCAAAAAGAAGGAATTTAATTTTAATGATATAAAAAATAAGTTCTCCACAAAAACAAAATATAAACCAGAATCATTCTACAATTGTGGTGAAGCATTTATGGATGCCTGTGGTTTACCTGGACCTGTTATGGGGGGTATTAATATGTTTTTGGGGCACTCAAATTCATCTAAGACCACCGCAATGATTATTGCAGCTGCTGATGCTCAACGTAAAGGACACTTACCTGTTTTTATTATAACTGAAAAGAAGTGGAGTTGGGAACATGCGGTTGAACTTGGACTTGAAGCCACAAAAAATGAAGATGGTGAATGGGAAGGAATGTTTATTTTTAACGATTCATTTGACTATATTGAACAAGCAACTGATTTTATTAATGATATCTTAGATGCTCAAGAAAAGGGTGATATCCCTTATAGTCTATTATTTTTATGGGACTCGGTGGGTAGTATCCCGTGTAAGATGACATATGAAGGACGTGGGGGTAAAATGGCTAATGCTTCAGTATTAGCAGATACTATAGGTATGGGTATCCATTCTAGAATTACAAAATCAAAAAAAGAAGATTATCAATACTATAATACCTTAGTTATAGTGAACCAACCGTGGGTGGATGTTGATATGACATCACCTATGTCACAACCTGAAATTAAGAGTAAAGGTGGTGAAGCGATATGGTTGGCGAGTTCGTTAGTGTTTTTATTTGGTAAACAAAAGAAAGCCGGTATTAATCATATTGATGCAACTAAAAATGGTAGGAAAGTATCATTTGCAATTAGGACAAGGATATCAATTTTAAAAAATCATATAAATGGACTTGGATTTAAGGACGGTAAAATCATTGCGGTTCATAATGGATATATTGCCGATACAAAAGACTCTATTGATAAATACAAAAAAGAGTATGCAGAATATTGGGCAACAAAAATGGGTAGTTATGAATTTACTTTAGAGGAATCACAAAGTGATGATTTTGAATAAAAAATTGTTTAGAATAACATTTTTTAAATTATGTAGATATTTATTAATATATGGGAAGGAATAAAGTTGAATTGGGTAAAAAAAAGAAGAGTATTTCAGTAGCAATGGAACCTGAATTACTTGAATATTTTAGAAATAAACATATCAACCTATCTTCCCTAGTTAATAAACTATTGAAGGATTATATTAATAATGGAAACAAAAATTTGCACTAAATGTAACGAAGAACTGAATATTTGTGAATTCGGTAATAGAAAAAATAGTAAGGATGGTAAATCGTCACAGTGTAAAAAATGTCATAATTTGAGAACCGCTGAATATCAAAAACAGAACTATCAAAAATGTTTAGAAAGACAAAAGTTATGGAGAAGTAAAAATCCTGAATGGGTTTATAATAGATTTAAAAAATATAGGGAAGAAAACCCTGAAAAGGTGAAGGATAGTAAAAAAAGATTTTATGAAAACAACCCCCAAAAAAGGAAAGAATATCGGGAGAATCATAAAGTTAGAAAAAATGAGCGTAAAAAAGAAAGGAGAGAATCTGACCCTGTATTTTTAATAACTGAAAAAGTTAGAACTAGAATATGGAAATATTTAAAAATTCACAACATAACAAAAAAAAATAAAAC